CCGCCTTTGGCAATGTTAGCGGCTGTGCCGCCCATGTCATTTTTATTTGCTACTGGTGATTTTGTGTTAGCGCCGTTGTCACCTTTTTTAGGTTCATCAGCTATTTTATTCACATACTCACGCATTAGCTCGGTCTGATCTTTAGGAGCATTAGCTTTCGCTTCTTTTCCTTCAAATGCAGGTCTTTCTGACTCAAGATCGGATTCTGCATCTGCATCATCCTCGCCATCTTCATCACCTTCTTCGTCGTCTCCAGCGTCCATATCCATTTCTGGACCTTCTTCGCCGTCATCGTCGTCACCGTCTTTATCATCCATCATAGAATCAAATTCAGATTTAAGGTCATCAAGTGCATCTTCTAAATCAACAACACGGTCTTCTAAATCTTCATCGTCGCCCGCATCGCCTTCATCATCACCTTCTTCGTCGCCTGCGTCTTCAATGTCGCCGATCATAGCATCTGTTGGATCGCCGCCCATTTCGTCGCCTGCTTCAGTAGGAACGTCTTCTACTGGTGTAATGTCAACAAGTTCTTCTTTAACTTCTTGTTCGTCATTTTCATCAGTTTTTTCGTCTTCGTCAGCTTTTTCGTCGACTTTATCGTCTTCTTTAGCTTCCGTATCTTCTTTTTCATCAACTTCAGCATCTTTTTTGTCTGCTTCGTCGACTTCAACTTCTGGCATATCTTCGTCCAAAAGTTTTTCGTAAATTGTTCTAGATTTTTCAACAACTATTTCATGAAATAGTTCTTCCGCTCCAGTGCGGTCTTCCGCGATTAACTTTTCAAGCATCGCTTCAAATTTATTTTTCTCAGCCATTTTTTCTCTCCTCCTGTTGTTTTAGATGTGGTATTGCTGTCTAATGTATTTACACTATATGGGAAAAAGTACGTGGTTATCGGCCTAAAACGGGCCGTTTTACATTAAGATTATAGGATCTTGAAAAAATCCTGGAATTCTTCAATTGACATGTGATGCAGGTTCCCCCACACTTTTAAGTTGTCTGGCAAGTAAGAATCTTCTTTACTTGCTACACGTATATATCTCTTATTTGGATTTTTTTGAATTACAATACCTGTTTGTCTAGCCCAATTACCATGATATGTTGCTGTATCTTCAGATGTTTTATAATTTTTTGTGTTTGCATATATGTTATTAATCTTATTATTAACCTTAGTACCTTTATAATCAAAGCCTAAAATATAGATTTCATTATGATTACGCTCTTCTTCACTAGCTAAATGTAGTGCCGTAGGTCCACTACTCCAACCTAAACTTGGGTCAAAGTAGTTAAATTTATTAAAATCTTTATAAACTCTATTAGGATTTGTCCATACCTCGTGTGTAAGTTGCCACCCTACAGCATTAATTTCGTTAACCATCTTAGTATCAACAGCTACTAGATAATCAGGATCAAACTCTCTATATAAAGCATTACAGCCGTATATTTGACCAAATGGTTTTAATTTATGTAAGTTGATGGGTTTGCGACTGGTGCCATTTCCAATAACAAATGCCACAGTAGATCTGGGCATAGTATTAGACTGCCTGTTCGGCGTTCGCGGCTATTCCGTACATTTGGCGTACGAAGTCAAGTTCTTTTATTTGTTCTTCAGAATGTAACTCTGCCGCTTTGCGGGTTTTATTAATTTGACGCAAGGTTAGTCTTGTTTTGCGAGTATCGTCACGTTGAACAATAGACTCGTCGTCAATAGGATCATATTGTTTATTATCCACTGGCTCGAGTGTTTCTTTATCGAAGTAAAATATTTCTCGCAACATTGTCATACTACTATTTATGCGGGAGGTGGTGTAGCACCGCCATCGTCCGCTCCTCCGGTTGCTGTTTCTGGTGCAGGAGCTGTTCCACCATCTTCAGGTGGTACTTCAGCTTCAGGATCAATGTCTTCCATTCCGCCCATATCAGCACCTATACCTGCTCCACTAATTCCAGCAGTTCTCATTTCTCCTGCCGCGTCAGTTGGTAATGGTGTTAAGTTCTCGTCGTTTTCTTCTTTCCATAAACGTTCATTCTCAGCAAGTTCTTCTTCTGTCATTCCTAAGAAACGTTTTAATGCAAATCTATTTGAAATATAAGGTATAGCACTCATCTGCGTATACGTTGGTACCCGAGCATTGTCAAGTTCACTTTGTCTATAACTTGCAAAGTTTTGTGGCGGTTGCATTCTAAGATCAAACATTGCAGTATCAATGTTTACACCTTTTTCTAACAAGTAACGTTTAAATTCTTGGTTAAACTCTTCTGTAAGTAAATTCTGTAATCTCTCACAGTAATTATTAAAACGTAATTCTTGAATATATGCTGTGCCAACTCTACCGTCTTGGTAATTACTTTGTCCATCATCTGGACCAGTTGGTAAGTAAGAACTTGGAATACGTAATCCACGTACAAGTTTATTAGTAAAATATTTTAAGTCGTCAATTTCGCCTAAGTTAGTACCACCTGGCAATGTTTCAACTTTTGAACCTCGTCCTTCTGCTGTTTGTGGGAAAAAGTAATCTTCGTTTATTGATAATGGATTGTATGCACTATCTATAACGTTTTGACCACCGCCAGTTGACGAAGGTATTCTTCTTTGATGAATGTCAGTCTTAACACGTTCAACAAATTGCATAGCTAAGTGACTTGGCATGTTTCCTACGTCAACATAAAATACTCTACGTTCTGGTGCCCGTTGTACTCTGTAAATTATAATTGCATCTTCTAGTAATTCTTTTTGTTTGTAAACTTTAAAAATACTTTCTAGTAATGAATTACCAAATGGAAAGTTATTATCTAAACCTTCAGACAAACTAAGGTGCAACATATTTTTAGCATCAACTGTAACTTCTTTAAGGTCTTTAGTAAATCTTCCTGCACTTGCATGATTACTTGGTGCACCAACTTGGCCTCTATTGCCACCTGTTAAATAACCGTCACCTCCACCAGTAACGTTACCGCTAGTCTGATGTGGAGTTGTAGCTACCATATGTGTAAAGTTTAAGTTTACATCTCTAACAACATATTGTTCTGGTTTCTTACCTTCGGATTCGTTTACAATGATACGTGATACTTTTGCAGGATCAACATGAAACAATTTTTTAGTTTCTGGATCTCTAATAAAAAATGCATCGCCATATTTAAAAGTGTTACGAATGATTTTAAACATTCGTGTTTCAAATTTTTGTAACTTAGACCATTGCTGTAAGTATTGTGAAAGTACTGTAATTTCTGAATTTGTAGCTTTTTGTTTAAAGTCCATCATGAATGGAGTTTTGTTTTGTTTGTTTTGTTGTGTACAAAATTCGCCAAGAATATCTAATGCGGCATTTACTTCCGAATCCATATCCATAGTATTATATTGTCCATATCGTTCAACACGATTTGGTGAACCAACATATACATCTGGCAAGTAAGAACTATAATTTGCTTGAGCTGGACCCATGCCCTGATTTCCTGGACCACCTAACGGACTATAATTTCCTTCACCACCTGCTTTTGTATCTACTGGTGTAAAATACCTTTTCCAACTCATTTTAACTATTCTCCAACTCTTTTAGTTGTTTCTCTTCAATCTTGTTTCCTGCCTGTACAAGTTCAATTAACGTTTGCATACTACTATTTAACTTATCTGTCGCCGCACCCGAGTCAGACATGACTCCTTTCATTGTGGCTGATAAATTGGCTGACATATCACCTGACATATTGGCTGTTTGTTTTTGGTATTCTTTAAGGTTCTTAATTAGTTTTTCAATTTTATCGTTTGTTTTATCAACGTCAGCATCTTCCATTGTCTTAACAAAATTAGTAATACCTTCTAAGCCTTTACCAATACTTTCTAAACCTGATGCATCAACATCTTTAAAGTCTTGTAATCCTTCGGCAATCTCTTTCATTCCACTAGTAGATCCACTGCCTCCAAATAAGCCTCCAAGAAACTTACCTGCTTTATCCATTAAACTATCACCAGTAAATGCACTAACACCTTCGTATAAAGATTGTAAAGCAGGTCCGGTTTTCATTAAATTATCAACTTGTATATCTTGAAATTCTTTTACTCCATCAGCAAGTTTTTTTAATCCACCGCCACCAAGTTGGGCTACAATACCGCCAGCCGCTAACTCAGTTAATGGTCCTGCCAGGTCACCTAAGAACCCGGGCATTTTTTTCATATTGTCATCAACCTTAACTTCAGACATTCTTTTAAGACCGTCAGCAATACCTCCTATTGAATCTGATACTAACCAAATAGCCGTGGATATACCTACAATAACAGCCGTTCCTATTAATAAAAATCCACTAAGAGCTCCTAAGCCGGCTATTGCAAGAGTTCCGAGCATTAGTGCTCCTTTAATTACTAAAAAGGCCGCTCCTGCGGCGGCAAGTCCTAAACCAACTGCTCCCCAATCGATGCCGTCGAAGAATGCTGATAGCTTGTCAAGAGTACTAACATCTTTTTTCTCTGCGGTTAATACTGCATTTACTTGTTTGGCTTCTTTTGCTAATTCTGCCAGCCTTTCTTTTGCTTTCGCTAATTGGTCCTCAGTTAATGTTCCTGACTTAATTGCCGCATTAATCTCCTTTTGTTCCTGACTAATTTCTAAAAGTCTATTATTAGCCTCTTTATATGCGTTACTTTGGCCTAAGTTGTCATATCCTGTTGCTATTGTTGCCCCTATATTTTTTATTCCCTCTGCCGCTGATTTTACGCCTTCTTTAAGTTTTTCTGCACCTTTTTGAACATATTCTTTTCCTAAATTTACTAGTCCAGTTTTCATGTCGTCCATAGACATGTTGGCAAATTTATCAAAATACTCAGTGGCTTTATCTATACCTTCACCTAATTTCGTTACCGTTGTATCAATGAGAGTCAACCCATCTGTTTCAAGCCAGTTGGTAACTTTATTAAATCCAGCTTCAACTTTTGGCA